GGACTATGGCTGTTAATCTTTCTGCCATCAAAGACCTTCTCCTCCCCGGTCTCCGTGGGGTTGAAGGCAAGTACGAGCAGATCCCGTCGCAGTACGACAAGATCTTCACGAAGCACGATTCCAAGATGGCGCTTGAGCGCACCGCAGAAATGCGTTTCTTGGGTCTCGCCCAGCTTAAGACCGAAGGTGGTCAGACCGCTTTCGATAACGGCGCTGGCGAACGCTACGTCTACAATCAGGAGCATACTGAGATTGCTCTTGGTTACGCCATCACTCGCAAGGCGATTGATGACAACCTCTACAAGACCCAGTTCATGCCTTCAAACCTCGGCCTGATTGAATCGTTTCATCAGACCAAGGAGATCTACGGCGCGAACGTCCTTAACACCGCGACAACCTACAATGCGTCTGTCGGCGGTGACGGCAAGGCTCTCTGCGCCAGCGACCATCCGATTGACGGTGGTACTGTTTCGAACATTCCTTCCACCCCTGTGGAACTCAATGAGTCCACTCTGTTGGCTGGCATGATCGCGATCCGTACTGCCTTCAAGGATCAGGCTGGTCTGAAGATCTTCGCTCGTGGTCGCAAGCTTGTGGTTCCCCCGCAGCTTGAGCCGGTTGCTATCCGTCTGACGAAGACTGAACTGCGCCCCGGCACCTCGGACAATGATGTGAACGCGATTATGATGACCGCCGGAGGGCTCTCCGAAGGTTACATGGTCAACGACTTCTTGACCTCCACGAAGGCTTGGTTCTTGCTCACCAACATCGACGGCCTGTCGTATATGGAGCGAGTTAAGTTCGAAAGCGACATGCAGGTCGATTTTGTTACAGATAATCTGCTTGTTAAGGGCTACGAGCGTTACAGTTTCGCGTACTACAACTTCCGCGCGATCTGGGGTTCGTTCCCGACTTAATGCTAAGAGGCGGGGTTCAAAGCCCCGCCTTTCATCTAGGATCACAGTCGCGTTGACCGGCCTAGCGGATACTGCACAAGACAACGCGACGACTCGTGCAGGAGGTTCCTATGGGAACAAGCACTTTTACCGGCCCCATTAAAGCGGGCGATGTTCTTAACACCACCGGCACTACTGCTGGCACGGTTAAGAATGTTGGGTTCGTTATGATGGCACAAACCGCAGCGATCACGCAGGCTGGCACTGCCACGGCTCTAGCTACTACCATCTGCATCCCCGCCAACAGCCACATCGTCAACATTCAGGTGTTGGCGACTGTTGCGTGGAGTGGTGCGGCTACGACAATCAGCCTTGGCACTTCTGCAACCGCTACTGAACTTGTCTCGGCGGGCGCTGTTGGCACCATCGGCCTTGATGCTCTAACGCCCGGAACTGACGCAACTCGCACGGCACTTTGGTCCAACACCGGTACAACCGATGTGATCATCTACGCTCTTTCCGCCAACACGGGAGCCGGTGTCGGCGACCTTGTCGTCCGTTACATACAGGCTGAGAACGCCTAAGCCATAGGAGGCTCATATGAAGGGTAAAGGTAAACTCTGGATGAACCAGAACGAGGACAAGTCTCTCGGCGGTGATTTTTACGCTGGTGGAAAGTCTAACGTTGCTGCTGAAGCCAAGAACAAGGCTGAAGGCTTCAAGAAGGGCGGCAAGACCGTGAAGATGTCTGGCGACAAGGCCAAGGCTTCTGCGGCTCGTATGCCCCGCAAGGCTGGCGGCAAGGTCATGTCTTCGGCTGCTGGCGGTACGCCGCGCGCCAAGTCTTCTCACTACTAAGATCGTCCTCCCCCGATCTAACGTGAGACTAGCGGGGGCTTCGTGCCCCCGTTTTGCTAGGAGGCTTCTATGTCAGGTGCGTGGACTCGCAAGGAAGGCAAATCGCCATCTGGTGGACTTAATGAGAAAGGCCGTGCCTCACTGAGGGCGCAGGGCCACGATATTAAGCGCCCGCAGCCAGAAGGCGGTTCTCGGAAAGATAGCTTCTGTGCTAGAATGACTGGGATGAAGCGCAAGATGACTGGCTCCGCAAAAGCTGCTGATCCAAACAGCCGCATCAACAAGTCGCTCAGGAAATGGGATTGCTGACATGGCCGAGAAACCTTTTTGGGAGCAAGACGCCCCCAAGGACGCCAAGGAAAAGCACCTGAGCCGCAAACAGGTTCAGTCGGCCAAGGCTAGTGCCCGTGCGGCTGGCCGTCCCTATCCAAATTTGGTCGATAACGTAGCCGCCGCCCGCAGCAAGGGGAAGTGACATGCAATATTCCAATCTTACAAAAACTGGGACAGGTCGTAGCGCCATTTGCGCTGTTGACGATTTCCAGACGCCATTCAATATCGGCGTTGCAGTTTCCCTGAGTTCGACCGCGACGTTCACGGTTGAGTATTCTCTTGATAATCCAAACGCTGATGGCTATTCGGCTGGTTCGGCTACTTGGTTTGTCGCGCCGGGATTTACATCGGGTTCGGCTGCTGTAGGTGGTGCAATCACCATCCCTTGCCGGGCTATTTGTTTAAACGTATCGGCTAACGCTGGCACGGTTACGGCTCAAATCGTTCAAGCTGGGCCTGCCTGATGGCGACGAGCAGCACCTATTCGTTCAATCCCGGTTTAGGCGAGCTTACGCTCTACGCCTATAATTTGATCGGGATTCGGAACACCGCGCTGTTGCAAGAGCATATGGAAGCCGCTCGCATGGCTTCCAACATGCTATGCTCGCGTTGGTCAAACATGGGTGTAAACCTCTGGGCAGTTGACCTTGTGACGACGGCGCTTGTGACCGATCAGGCAACCTATGCCGTCGATGGCAACACGGTCATGATTTTGGATGCCTATGTCCAGAACGACGACTCTGGCGCAAACATCGACCGCATCATTATGCCTGTCAGCCGTACCGAGTATGCCAGCTATCCTAACAAGGAGCAGCAGGGGTTCCCAACCGTCTACTGGTTTGACCGTCTGATCAGTTCTTCCCGCTCCACGGGCTCCGCTGGGCCTTCTATAACGCTTTGGCCGGTCCCCAACACTGACAACGGTCCACAATCGTTAAAATACTACCGGGTGCGACAGATACAGGATTCGGCGCTCCAGAACGGGCAGACCGTCGAGATCCCTTATCTGTGGCTTGAGGCGTTTGCCTACGGGCTCGCGATGCGGCTTGCCCAGATATGGAACCCGGCTGCGATGGCGATGATCAAGCCGATGGCTGATGAATCGTACCAGATTGCTGCAAGCCAGAACATTGAGCAGGCCCAACAGTACATCTCTCCGATGATTTCCGGTTATTTCCGCTAATGGAGGGGATGAATGGGTTACGCATCCCGATCCGGCAGAGCTAGAACTAGCGCCAAAAACCCGCAAGCTTTCGCAATCTGCGACCGCTGCGCGATCTGGTACAACCATGTGAACCTGCGCTGGCAGTATGATTGGGCGGGTGCTTCGCTTATCAACAAGCGCATCCTCGTTTGCAATACTTGTTATGACGAGCCGCAGCAGCAATTGCGCGCCATTATCATCCCGGCTGACCCTGTGCCGATTGTGAATCCTCGCGTTGAGCCGTACGCTTGGGACGAGATCGACCGGCGTCAGGTGTCCGGGAACAATACCACCAACACGCAGACGGGCATCCCCGTCCAGCGCGGCGACACTCGCGTCACCACCATCGACACCGACGTGCCCGACCAGACCCGTGTTACGCAACAGACTGGCGAAGCTCCCGGCGGGAACAATCAGAAGCCGGGCACTGACCCAAATGCGGTTACATATCGCAACATCACCAATGTCACGAACAACGGTATTGGAATCATTCGCGTCACGGTCAGCGTCACTTCTGGGTTCATCACAGGCCAGCGTGTAATCATCAATGATGTTGTTGGCGTCACTGCTGCTAATGGGAAGTGGACGATTACGGTCATCAACCCTAGCCAGTTTGATCTTCAAAACTCATCGTTCACGGGCGCATACATCAGCGGCGGATATGTTATAAACAATCCCAGCTTGCCTTATGGCTTTGACGAGATCCCCAAGACAGGACCGCTCTGATGCCTCGTTACGCAAGTAATATCCAGATCCCCAATCTTGGCGCTGCCGTTTCTTTAAACGGGACAGAGCAAGTTGAGATTGTGCAGGCTGGCGAATCCAAGCGCGCCACGACGCAGCAGATTGCTGACTTGAAGGGCGTCGGCCCCACTGGGCCTATGGGAACTGCCGGCCCTACAGGCCCCACGGGCGCGGCGTCTACCGTAGCTGGCCCCACAGGGCCTAGCGGAACGGGGCCTACAGGGCCTAGCGGAACGGGGCCTACAGGTCCAACAGGTGCCAATTCAACCGTAGCAGGGCCAACGGGGCCTACCGGCAGCGCAGGGGCTACAGGAGCTACAGGGGCTACAGGGGCAACCGGTGCCAATTCCACAGTTGCGGGGCCAACTGGTCCAACCGGGGCTGCGGGCGCAAATGGTGCCACCGGCCCCACGGGAGCAGCTTCTACCGTTGCCGGTCCAACCGGACCAACTGGCCCCACAGGGACTGCGGGAACAAATGGCCCTACGGGGCCTACAGGCGCAGCCTCTACAGTTGCTGGCCCTACGGGGCCAACTGGCACTGCCGGAGGTGCAGGCAGTGCTGGACCCACTGGCCCAACTGGGGCGGCTTCGACAGTTGCTGGCCCCACGGGCCCAACCGGCACGACAGGCCCTACGGGTTCGATTTACCCGACTGGCGGGTCTCCTGACCGCATTTTCTATGAAAATCAACAGACGGTCACTGTGAACTACACCATCAGCACCAACTACAATGCCATGAGTGCTGGCCCCATAACGATCAACAGTGGTATTGTCGTCACTGTGCCCTCTGGTAGCACTTGGACAGTTGTCTAGTCGAAATCCCTAACGCGAGTAGGCAACTTGGCAAATGCACAAATCCCAAATCTCCCCGCAGCCACGGCCCTTAATGGGACGGAGCAGCTTGAGATTGTGCAGGCCGGGACTTCGCGCCGCACCACTACATCACAGGTCGCTGGCCTCTACCCCGGCCCCACGGGCGGGCAGGGAAACGTAGGACCAACCGGCCCTACCGGTCCAACCGGAAGTATTGGAAATACCGGCCCAACCGGAGCGGCCTCAAATGTGACCGGCCCCACCGGCAGCACCGGCCCGACCGGCCCCACCGGGGTGACGGGGCCTACGGGTGCCGCATCGACTGTTTCCGGTCCTACCGGCCCACAAGGCGTCACGGGCCCCACGGGCGTTCAGGGGGTTACGGGGCCCACTGGCGTAAACGGGGATATTGGTTCCAAGGGGCCCACTGGTCCTACGGGGTTTGGTCCTACGGGGGCCGTTGGCCCAACCGGAGTGCAGGGAATTGACGGACCTACGGGGCCGACAGGGGCCGCTTCCATTGTCGCCGGGCCAACCGGTCCCACAGGAATTGTTGGGGCCACAGGCCCAACTGGGGCGGCTTCTACAGTGGCTGGACCCACAGGCCCTACTGGAATTGGATCAACTGGCCCCACAGGGCCAACTGGAACAGCTTCAACTGTCTCTGGGCCTACAGGCCCCACGGGTCTTGCTGGCGCTACAGGCCCCACGGGTGCAGCATCAACTGTCGCCGGTCCCACAGGATCGACTGGCCCCACAGGCCCCACTGGATCGGCCTCAACTGTAGCTGGACCTACTGGGCCTACCGGCCCAACTGGCGCGGCGTCAACTGTTTCTGGACCGACTGGCCCCACTGGCCCTACAGGCACTGCTTCTACTGTAGCTGGGCCTACTGGTCCGACAGGTCCCACTGGTGCGGCTTCTTCAGTTGCGGGTCCAACTGGGCCTACAGGTCCAACGGGCGCTGACTCGACAGTGGCTGGCCCGACCGGTCCCACAGGCCCTACTGGGGCCGCCTCAACTGTTGCCGGACCTACTGGACCTACAGGTGCAGCGTCTACCACTGCTGGCCCCACCGGACCCACTGGGGCGGCATCTTCGGTTGCCGGGCCGACAGGTCCGACCGGAGCAGCCGGAACCGGCAGCAGCATCTCGGTGTCTGATGAGGGATCACTGCTCACATCAGGTGTTACTAGCTTTAACTTCGTTGGGGCTGGCGTCACGGCTACTGCTGCAACCAACGCTGTCACTGTGACAGTTCCCGGTGGTAGCGCCGGAAATGGAACTGGTGGTAACATCTTCCTCGCAGACTTCTTTGGAGGCTTCTAATGGCCGTTACATCAACCCCTATCTTCACTCAGACGCCCAATGTTGGGGCGCTAAACGCCATCATATCGACGGCCATGACGAACACGAAGGCGTATGACGGCACAGAAACGGCGGGGACGCCGCTGGCCTTGTGTTACACCGCTGGCGCAAATGGGTCGCGTGTAGATCAGGTCCAAATCAGGTTTGCCTCTACCAACGGCGCAACCGCTTCCGGCACATCAAACGCGACCGTGGTGCGTTTCTGGCTGAACAACGGATCAGCCAACACCACCGCTGGCAATAACATTTTCTTTGGTGAAGTGGCGCTGCCTGCAACCACAGTTACAGCATTGGCGACCTCTGCGAACACTGCCTACACATTGCCGGTTCCGCTTGGTGGCCTGAACATCCCCGCCACATATCGCATCTATGCTGGCCTGACCGTAGCCGCTGGCGGAACAAATATCGCGATTGCCATCAACGCAGTTGGCGGGGACTACTAATGTCAACATCGCAGCAGCTTGCAGCATTCAACTATCGCGTGCCGGGGCCGCTGACGTTGGCTCCGGTTCAGGCAGCCAACTTCAATGCTATTGCTGGCAACGCTTATGCTGTTGACACCACATCAGGTGCAATCACCGTCACGCTTCCGGCAAGCCCGTCTGTTGGCAGCATTGTGCAGATTACGGATTATGCGGGAACATGGGCAACAAATAAAATCACCGTAAACCCCAACAGCGGCAAGATAAACGGATCTACAATAAATGCTTTAGTTGGGAATGCCAGAGAAACTGTAGCGTTTATCTATGTGGACTCAACACAAGGTTGGCTGGCCTACTCAGGGTTCAATACATCGACCCCATCTCAAGATTACACAATCACTTATTTACTTGTTGCGGGCGGCGGCGGCGGCGGCGGTGGAAATGCCGGTGGTGGTGGGGCTGGCGGGTTGCTTGCAGGCACATTTACCGCA